TGATTCCTTCATATGGTACTTCACAAGAACCAATGGAAATTCTTTATATAAAAGATTACTCACCATCTAGATTCTATTATGGATTACCTGATTGGGTATCAGCTTTACAATTCTCATTCTCTGAAGCAGAACTATCTAACTTACATCTTAACAACATTGAAAATGGCTTCTTGCCTTTAGTAATGGTTAATATGAACAATGGAGTTCCTGCACCTGAAGAAAGAGATACAATCGAAGCAATGATTGAAAGTAAGTTTACAGGTACTCGTAATGCTGGTAGATTTATGGTATCATTTAATGATGACCCTGCTAATCAACCAACAGTAGAAACAATTACTACTGAAAATCTACATGATAAGTACGCTTACGTTGCTGAATACGCTCAGGATCGTATTTTAGTAGCGCATAGAGTAACTTCACCACTACTCTTTGGTATTCGTACATCTTCTAATGGTTTCTCCTCTCAGAGTGAAGAAATGATGACAGCATTTTCTATTATGCAAACGATGACAATTCAACCATTCCAACAATTAATAATTGATGCATTATCTAAAGCATTAGAAATTGGTGGATTTGAAGATATGGAATTGTACTTTGAACAATTAACACCTATCGCAATCTTATCACAAACTGCAGAAGATACTGATTCAACAATTGAAGAAGTTGAAGATGAAGTAAACGAGCAAATGGAAAACCCTGATGAGATGGAAGATAGAAGTGTAGAGGTTGGAGAAATAAACGAAACTACTAACGATAAAATTATATAATTATGGCATTTGGACTTTTTATAACTAGAAACGATATAATTCGTAATACACCATTACAAGGAGCAGTAGATGCTGATGCATTATTACCATTCGTTCGCACAGCTCAAGAAAAGTATATTCTAAACTTAACTGGTACTGTATTATACAATAAACTACAAGATGATGTAGAGTCAGAAACTCCGTTTACAGGCTACTATCTTACTTTAGTGGAGGATTATATCAAACCAACGCTTATATGGTACTCATGCGTTGAGTATATACCCTTCAGCGCTACCTCATTTAAATCAGAAGGAGCAGTAAAACATAAATCAGAACAAAGTGATCCTGTTCCGAAAATTGAGATTGATTATCTTACTCAGAAAGCTCAAGACAATGCTGAATATTATGCAACTAGAATGCAAGATTATTTAATTGCAAACGGAACAAACATTCCTGAGTTCTTTGAATCAACAGGAGATACAACTAATATATTCCCAGACCAATCTAATCAATATTTTGGAGGACTAAACTTATAAGATATGGCAGTACCATTAGTAGCAAATCAAAGTGTAAATTACGCACTTTATTACAACATTTTAGATTACTTTAAAACAATAATGAAGAATCATCCTTCTTTAAATCATGTATCGCAGGGTGATGTATTTGAAATTGATAATAGAGAGTTTCCTGCTTATCCGCTAGGTAACATTCTAATTACACAATCAGTCTTAACTGAAAAAACTATTGTACATAGTTGTGAACTTACAATTGCGGATAAAGTAAAATTAAAAGCAAATGAATCAGCACCAACAACAAATGAGCAAGATATTCCTTATTACGGCACTGACGATTTGGTTGATATTCTTGCTAACACACTCAGCATCATAAACGATTTAACTACATACACTCAATTCTCAGTAGATGGATTTGATATACCTGGCAATATAACTTCTATACCTTTCAGAGATAAATTTGATAATGGTCTAGCAGGTCATGTTGCTAAGTTTGATTTAATAGCGTTTGGATTTAGAGATAGATGTTTATTTCCTTTATTTCCAACTGGTTCTTTATAACATAAAGAGCTTATGAAAGAGTTAATAGATTTAAGCACATACCGACCTCAATTAGGAGAGATAGCTGAGAAGATAAATGATGAAGCAGTTTATCTAATTCAATATGGCTTTCAATCTACTAAAGCTCCTTACGAAACTGGTAATCTAAGAGATAGGGTAAAGGATTATAATACTGTCAGCAAAATGTTGGAAGGATTTGATAATCAACCCAATGAATTAACATTAGAGTTTGTTGCTAATCCTAAAGATGCTACCTATGGGTACTATATAGTAACTGGTACATCTACATCTACAAACTATGGTAGAAGAGATTATGGTACGTTAGCTATGAATGAAGCAGAGGTAAAACAAAAGATTAGAGGATTACAAAAAGAAATATTTCAAGATACTGGAGAATTCCTTAATGAACGATTTCAAAGTGTCCTTTCTAATAGCGTATTTAAAAAGCAATAAACCAACCATCAAATATATTTTGTATTTAAAAGGTTAAATTAAAAAGATTATTTTATGGCAATCGAAATCTTACAATATCCAGCAAGTTGTTCTCTAGCTCAATCACCTATTGTTTGTGCAGTTAGTGAATCAATATCAGGAAGTATTGCATCATCATCATTTCAATATATAGCGGAGCTATACTATTGGACAGGTAGTGTTAACGATAGTGGTTCACTACCACAGTTTACTCTTGCAAAATATCCAAACACTTCGTTAAGTGGGATATTTGACTTTAGTAAAATTATAAACTCTACATTAGAAGAACCAATAGCACAAAACTCTTCAAACGTAATCTACTATAAAGGAGATTTTTATCATCAATACATTTCAGCATCTGCTTTTGTAACATCATCTCATGTAGAGACTGGTACATATAAAGCAATAGATGGATATGCATTATATCAAGAACCGATAACACAATCTATATCTGATAAATCACCTTATTGGCCTATGATGACTGATGGACCTGCTACTCAATCTGCTTACGATACTAATAAAGGTCAAATGGGAGTTTTTGTTGGTGATATTGGTGATGATATTGCAACTAGAGTTGTTTATAGTGGTTCTAACGCTACAATTAATGTTGTAACTATTCCTAATTCTACAGCTACAAGTGGACAAATAGGTAATTTCCCAATTGGTATTGGAGAAGCTTCATTTCCTTTAACTGGAGACTTAGAATCGTATACTGTACAAGCTGGTACTAATTCTACACTCTTAGGTTCTCCTATTAAGTTTGAGGTTATTTGTGAAAAGAAATACCCTAACGTAAGATTAAAATGGAAAAACAGATTTGGACAATTTGACTTTCATAACTTTAATTTAGTAAGTAGAGAAGCATTTAGTACAAGAATTAAAACATTCCAAAGACAAATAGGTAGTTGGACACAACCAACTCTTTCATATGAAAACTATGATTCAGCAACACAAAACTATTCAGCAGATTCTACTCAAACACTTTCGGTAAATTCTGATTATATATCTGAAGATTATAATGAGATACTAAAGCAATTATTGGTTAGTGATGAAATTTATTGGATGTATGATGAAGCTGGTGATGATATAAGACCAATAACAATCACAACAAACTCTATTAACTTCAAAACTAATGTAGTTGATAAACTAATACAATATTCGTTTGATTTCCAATATGGACAGGCATACAAATTAATTTTATAATAATATGGGAGTAAGAACAAGCCAAGGTTTTAATTTTAAATTAGTAGCCAATGGGGTTAGTTTAGATTTATTTCAAGATGAAACTATCACTATTTCCGATAACGTTACTGGTTTATTTGATGTGGGTACTTTACCTACTGATTTTTCAAGACAACTTACATTACCAGGCTCTAAGTTAAATAACAAATTCTTTGAGCAGTATTACGATATTTCAGTTGAGAACCCATTTCTATTTTCTACAGCTACTAAGGTAGATGCATATTTTGACTTTGATGGTTTATATTTAGCTAGTGGTTATCTACAATTAAACAAAGTAGAGGTTGTAGCAAACAAATATATTGATTCGTATGAGGTAACTATCTTTGGTTCTCTTGCATCATTTGCTAGAGAAATAAATCGTTCTTTCTTAACCGATATTAGTACATTAGATAAATTTAACCATTCTTCTTCTTATGCTAACGTAAGTTCTAGTTGGGGAGGTGATTTATTTAGTGGTTCTATTGTATATCCTTTAATTGATTATGGAAAAGATATTAAATACCAATCTTCAATTAATGGAGCTGGTTGGGGTATAGATACTTCATCAGGCTCATTGGCTGTACAAGATTTTAAACCTGCTATTAAAGTAATAGATGTATGGGATGGTATATTTGAACAATTTGGATACACCTATCAATCAGATTTTTTAACCTCATCCATTTTCGACACCATGTATATGTCTTTACATAATGGAGGTAGATATCCTGAGTTTAGTGGAGTTAACTTAGAAACGTATGGACAAATTGCAATCAAACCTATATCGGGCTCAGTTTCCGATTCACAAGAATTGGTTTTGGATGATTGGACACGAATAGGGCCATGGGAAAATAACGAATTTGACCCACAAAACTTTGTAGGGCCAGGTATGTGTTATAATCAAGGAAGTAGAAACTCTCCATTAGAAGGTAGTTTTAAATTAATCTTTAGCGTATCAGGTTCTGGTGGTGTACCACAAATTGAATTTGGCTTATTTGAAACAGGTTCAGTAAACACTGGTTCACAAGCTGATTTAAATAATGGTAATGGTTCTTATTGGAATACTGATATTAAACTTTGGAATAGGTATCTAAGACAAGAGTATTCAGTTACAGGTGGAACTGGTGATGTAGAATATGATTTAGAATGGGATTGGAAAACCTCAGCAAATATACCTTCAGATAGGTCAGTATATCCAATGATTAAATACAGTGATTTTGGAGGTAGTAACTTTACAGTAACTTTAGCACCTGATGGTAATGAATCATCTGAACTTAGAATTAAAAGACAAACTACTGCAGCTGATTTTAGAGTAATGGATATTGCAGACCAAATGCCTGTTGGTGAAAGTGGAATTAAAATGATTGATTTTATACAAGCCGTACAAAAGAAATTTAACTTAGTAATTTATCCATCAAAAATTAAACCAAAGGAATTTATTGTAGAAACATTTAATAATTGGTACAAACAAGGTGAGGTAAAGAACTTTGATAATTTTATTGATTTAAATCGAAAGCTAGAAGTAATACCTGCAAATAACTTAGCAGTAAACAAATTAACATTTGGACATTCTGCTGATAATGATTTACTATCACAAACATTTAAAAAAGAAACTAATAGACCTTACGCTGAATCGTTCTTTATAGATACTCAGAACTTCTTCTCACAAGGAGAATTTAAAGTAGAACCTACTACTGCCGCATCACCTCTAAG